GCATCAAATTTAATTTTTACATTAATATTTTCGTCTGCCATATAGCCTGCCCAGAGTGATTTTTACATCACGTGAGTCTAAGGCGGTCAAGCTATGGGAGCAGTATCCCTAAGTCTTCGACTTGCGCTCTTGCTCTTCGCGGTCGTTACTTATTACTTTAGCACAGGCGAGAAGGACCAACCAGTCATTATCGTCAAAGTTCATGAGTTCCAACGGATTAACGTGGAAAAGTTCTCCAAGTCTTGCTGCGGAGATGACTATGGAATCTTCAACTAGTTCGTCGAAGATTCCTTCGTAGGGTCCACCGCGGCAACAGTATCTGAATATCCAGCGGCGTCCAAGATTGCCAAAGCGGCTGATTCGATGTGAGGGTCAACACCAAACATGGCACGAACGGCATCTGGAACCGGACGAGTAGTATCGGTCATTTCCAAAACTAATGGGTGAGCAAAGTTAAGATTATTGCCACTCTCGTCATAGATTTCCTCATCATCCATACAGATGCCGATGGTTGTATTACCAATAACTAGGCAGGCAAATTTAGTGGCATCAAGACCGTTTCGTGAGTCTTCGCCAGCAGATTTTCTCCAGTTTTTCATCTGTGACTGGGTAATGTTTGGGCTGACCTTAATGCTCACACCATCACGTTCCGTGACAGGAATATGAACAACAGGGCGTTCAACTTTCTTTTTGACAACAGAACGCAAGCGGTCAAGTTGTGTCTCTTCTTTTATAGAAGAAGTAAGTCCATCACGCTGACCAGCCTTTTTGCTGCTCTTAACGTCGTCGGAGTCTTCGGTTGTGTACAGTGGATTATCGCTCATGCTGAGAAGCTAGCACAGACATATTGCCTGGCGTTGCAACTAGCGTATTTAGGCGGCGTCTACGTCTGAGATTGCGAAGGTCAATGCGAAGGTGGCTGGAGCTCCAGATGACGAGTCACCTTCTGGCTCAGTCATTCCAACAAGAAGCGCATTTGTGTAAATACGGTCATTGGTTGGGTCCTTGATGTCGCAGTCGTAAACAGATACTGTAAGGTTAAAGTAAGCTGTTCCGACGTATCGACGCAAGTCCTTGAGTTTACGGCCGATACCAGCTTCAGTGAGTGAGGTATTCATATCATCGTCATAGTGAGCAGTCAGCGTGATGTCACCTATCTCCGAAGGGGCACATAGGACTGTTGGTCTAGACTTTCCGCCTTCGTAGATTTTCTCTACAGATGCTGTTATCTCGCCACCTGAAACCTGAGCAAAGCGGAATCCGTTCCACTTAGGCAGGTTGGCCTGCACGTTGGTTTGCTGTTTGGCGTTGTCGCTGAAAGTGCTTGGAACTATTGTTGCTAGTACTTGTCTTTGAGCTACTTTTGACATGAGGAATTTCCTTTGTTTAAACTACTGTTGAGGTTAGGTTTGACTTGACAATATCGATTTCGATTCTGTCACCGACGCTGCTGACACGAACGCCAACTTTTGCTTTGACCAAGCCTTCAGACAACTGCAATGTTGAGTTGAGCGAAGTATCGCACTTCACAACATAACCGTCATCAAGCTGACGACCGTTTGCGTCAAAAGCTGGGTAAAGAGCTCCGAGATTACGCATGACCGACAAAATCGATATCAATCGTGACTCAATGTTGGCGAAAATAGTGTTTCTGCCGTCGATGGAGCTAAACACAACATCTTCGATAGAGCGGTAGCACTCTGTAACAATTGTATTTACAACGTCTTGCTGAGTAATATAGCGGAAGTTATCAACGTCAGATGACAGTGAACGTGCACCGTAGATTCTAATTGTGTTTTGAATGATTCTGATTGGGTTGACGTAGTTGGCATCAAGGTCATCACCAATTGTTTTGTTTATGTCAGCCTTCAGGCCGACTACAAATGATGCTGCCGAGATAAGACCTGCTGCAGGAAGATGTGGCCCTGTTTGGTTGTGAGCAACCGCACGCTTGCCAGCGACATATCCTACTGGCGGAACAAATCTGGTAACTCCTGGTACTCCAGTTGGAACCTCTACCCATGGGTAGTATAAGGCTGCGTGTTCTGCACCGTCTTCGGCTTGAAGCGTAAGTGCTGTTGACTTGACTGCAGATACAGCCGCATTCTCGCCTGTGAACAAGAGAGCAATTCTACTGTTTGCATTTGCATGTTCAATCAGAGCAGTTGACATTGCATCAGAAAAGTCTTCTGGGCAAACTACTGCACCAGAACCAAGGGCGTCATTGAAGAGTGCCAATTGTGTTTCATAAGTAGCTTGGACAACTTGGTTATGATAAGAGTCGCCTGCACTAAGAGAAGTCAAAGCGAGAGCGTCTGGGACGAGGCTGGTGCTGTTAACTGTTGCGTTTACGTATCTTTGGGCGATTGCGCTCAGATTTATTCTGCCCGCTGCCTGAGATGTTGTAGACACTGTTCCTGTTGAGTACTTCTGTACTCCAGAGTAATAGATGTCAATTTTAAACGTGCTTGCCGTAGGGGCCGTGACTACGACACCAACATTCGCGCTCCATGCGCCCGCTCCGTTTGCGGTAAGTGTAAGAGCAGCGGTTCCTCCGTCGTTAAGCACAAGGCTTCCTACGGTTGCAGATGCTCCAACGGCTCTGGCTACGTAAGCCCGTGTGCCGCCTTCTTCGAAAAATGTTTCCAGGGTTGAGTGAGTGTAGGTACCGGTTAGGTAATCTCCAAACGTATCCTCGAACTCTCCCAGGTTTTGGATGAGTACAGGCTCGTCTGAAGGGCCTCTCTCTGTCAGGCCTACGACAAACAACTGTGACGACTCGCGTACTGTTGTGGTCGAAGGACCGGTTCTTACTGAAGTTGATATAACTACGCCAGGCATAGGACCTCACTGTTTCGCATTGGGAATCCCGTTTGTGATTGTGATTTCAATTGTACAGAGGGGTATGTATTATTCTGTGCAACTATGAATTGAACTTTAAAAATATAAAAACTAATTATCAAGTGACGGCATTTCTTCTGCAGTTCCTGCGGTAACTGTTTCTATTTCTATTGAATCCACAACTCCGAGAGGCTCTCTTGTGACAACTTCGTCTATTTCGAGGATGTAGGAGATGTATGCACCAGCCATCATTCTCTCGCCTTTTAGTAGAGAGATATCTGAATATTCTTCACGAATGCTGTTTTCGCCTATTATCGCCCTAAATGAGGTTCTAGAGTCGTAGGCCTTTAGGCAGGGGTAGTCAAGAAGCGCGCTTCTAACGACAGTGGTTAGTCTGTCTCTCATTACCGTCGTTGGCTCATTGCCTTCGTCGCGGACCCAAATGTACGTTCTCATGCTGTAGGAGACCCTGTAAAGAGGGTCTGCACCATCGAAGCCTATTCGCTCTAATCCATTCATGGCAGTCGTTACGGTGATGATTGAGGGCCATTCATCTATGGCTAGTGGTTCGTAAGCTATGTACTGACCAGGGTCTGGCAGCAAAGTGCTGTCCAGGTTCCAGCCATTTCTGTAGCGGATTAATCTTATTGGTAGGTCCTGTGTCAAGTAATCATTGACATATTTCTTTGCAAAATGAGAACCATTCATTAAAGCCGTCATATTAATTTACTTCCCTGAACAACGTATTGGAGTGTTTTTTTATTTATGTCTCTGTCAAAATCTCGAGGAATAAAAAGTATTTTTCTTGCTGGCATGTCTCGGGTTCCGTATTGATGAAACCTGGCTATGGGACTGTCGATAACAAAAGTCCCCTCCATCTCGGTTATTACATTTTTTGAACTAGACGCCATATTGGCAACGCTTCTAAAAAGTTCTCCAGTTATCATCATCATCGGAGCGCCAGGATAACGTTCGGCTTTTTGAAACGCATAGTCATCATCAAGAGGAGGCCATGCCCCCTTTAACATCGCCTTTGCAGACATCGCACCCATCGTTGTAAAGTTTTTTGAATAAGCTCTTTGTAAGTAGTCTTTTCCCCATTGCAAAACCGGCCTCATGTCATTGGCTCTGTCTCGCATGTTTTGCAGTCTGTCTACAGTATCTTTGCCCTGCCAGTCAACGTCCGTGACTGTTACTAAAACGTTTCTTGAGGCCACGCTGTTATACCCGAACTCGTCTATATTTCCTAATCGAACCAAGCTCGCTATCAAGGAATCCAGTCACAAGAGGGCCGGTATTACGTGTGTTTAAGTCTTTTACGCCAACAACGTCGTCGTACATATTTTGCATTTCACGTGAAGCCGCTCTGATGATTAAGAGCCTAAAGATAGGTATTGATGTTCCGTCTAGGCCGGCGGTATAAGTTATTGTCACTAAATCGTCGGACCATCCGTAGTAGTAATCAATTCCATATTTTCTAGTGATGTAATCGACCTCTTCTTGGAGAACTTTTTCTGCTCCAAAAAG